ACCCAGGCAATGATCAGGACGACAAGGGAACTCATGCCCCCGGAAAGAATGTGTGTCCGGCTGCCGGCAATGAGGGTGACCAGCATAACCAGAACCAGCGCGACAGTGATCCATACTGACACCCGGAAGCGCCGTGAGAGCGCATCGATGAGATGCTGCATGGTGCCTCCGCCTGCTGCAAGCCGGCCCTGTAAATTGTCCACTTCGCTCTTGTTGAAACCTGCCTCAAGCAGCTCTTTCTCACTGATAGCCATCACGTCCTCCCTAATCAGGCGAAAGTATACTGTATTAGACCAATGATCCCGAGGTGACCAGCGTAAGCATAATAAAAGAAATTACGCGGCATGAAACACTTGCGGCCTTCAGGGCAGATTTCCCTGCAGAAAGAAACCACCACCAGGGGGAATACCAGAGTAGGCAACGTGGCCAGCAGTAATGTTTCTGCGGGCAGGTTCAGGATATGCGATAAACCGTTTAAACAAATCAGTGACAGCACGGCAGTAAAGGCCGCCAGCCGCTGCACTTCGGGTGTACCGCTGCCCGAAACGGTTGTCATACTGATGGCCAGCGTAATTCCTGCCAGCCCGTAACTTGCCGGCTGCAGTGGCCAGATCATGAGGGCCAGGAGCAGATATCCGACAAGCATTCCTTTCCGGCCGTGTCTGTACTGCAGGGCAATAAGCTGTGTGACCCCGGCGAACACGAACAGAATGTTCAGGGACCACCAGGGCTGGTGATGCCAGAAGACCAGGCTGAACACCGGCTGCGTGACGACTGCCCAGATCCACAACCGATTTGCTCTCATCTGCAGTCGTTCTGGTGTGCGCTGTACGTTCATCGCCCATATAAGCGTGAACAGGGGGAAGGCCATCCGGCCAAGCGCATACATCACCGGCTGGGCTGGCGACAGAAACACGGTATTGGTGTGGTCGATAATCATGGCCAAGAGTGCGAGAAGCTTGACCATATCGAGTGCGGCAGGACTGAGCTGGTTGGCGTTCTGGATGTTGTGAAGTGCGTCGGGTACTGAATGATTCATGCTGTATATTCCCCTGGCGACACGCGGTTAGCAGCCAGCTCTGAACATAATGCCAGAATGCCCTGCCGGTTTGCGTTGTGACCTTAACCTTAAGTTTTTCCAGAATCTTGCGCACAGCCAATTCTGATTTATCACGCAGCACGCGCATCGCACCTGCCAGATCTTTATTCTGAACACAAATATTTAAAATATGAAAATCGTTCACACCGCCCCCATTATTACTCTCTTATTATCGGCCGTATGAATATTATATTTAGTTTAGAGTGATGATTCCTAATGAAATTTTGCTGTTTGCATCCTAAATCTTAGTCACTTTATTGACCATGTTTAATGGCTAACGATAGATCTTTAATTATCTGCATTGTTTGCTAATGCTTAGCCTAGACTATAGCAAAATCTTTACGTGTAGAACCTCGACTGCTGGACGGTATTCAGCAACCGCTTCGACTCTTAAAACGATAATCCGATATCATTAAGGGCATCTCCCGACCTCTGCAATATTATCAGTTTTTCCGTTCGACTTACGCCTGCTTCATGGGTTATGACTACCTGTAGAGTCAGTTGCATCGTTGCCTACCGCGGGGGTATAGACATCAGTCAATGTCGACGACCCAGCCAGATCGCTTCCGGTTCCGGCGCCGGAGAGGCAAGGTCGAGTTTGCTCAGTTGCAGATTGATTTTATTGCGGTTGAACCGGACAGCTTCCAGTTCGTCAACAAAGGAGCGGATCTCACCGACTGCTGTTGAATCATTCGCAATAACGATCGCCTCCAGAAACGCCAGCGTTTTATCGGCTTCATCCGCTGCAGTGGCTCTGGGCATTCCATGGCCATTTATACAAAATGGCATTTTCAGCATGGAGTTTTCATGGATGGCTTCAACACGGATGTCATGACACCAATACTCAAAGAAATTGTATTCGTAGATAAATCGATCACCGGTGTCAAAAGCGAAGCCGTCAATCACGATCCGGAAGGGGTTATCCGGAAAACCAATGCCACCCACATAAAAGATACCGTAATCTTTGCCATAAATATGAAACTGGTGAAAGTGATCGTCACCCCAGCCCTGCGCTATCTGGAAAATGAAGTGCAGTGAGGCTAGCGAGGTATCTGCCGCGATTCTTAGTCGATGACAAACCATGGAACTGACGCCACGAACCACGATTTTGATGACGTAGATCTTCATATAGGTTGGCGATGAGCGTTGTCATGGAAAGGTGCTGGTTATTCTAAACCGGGTAGATGACCCATTTGGAGACTACTCAAGGTTTTTTCATGCTCTCCTAGAACCGCAACTCATTATCTATCGATATTCGTATAGATCACCTGCTGGTGCCTGTATGCCGCTTGGCAACATTATAATACCAACGGTAGCAGTGAATTTTTTCAGTATCATCCCTTTTGGCCAATAAATAATTATAGATAAAACAACAAGTTAATAAATATAGTTGTCACTTTGAATTGAATTTGCCCATCAATTCTTCGCTCGTGATAGTCAGTGGCTATTGATTTAATTACAAATGATCGATAATAACCATTTTTATTAAAAGCTTTTAAAGGCTATTGTTATCTGTAGAAATGAAATGATTCCATGTGAGTATCGCCACCCGGTATTTTGCCGGAACTCACTCAAAGCGTAATGACTTTATGGGGTTTGTTCACTACCGCCATGCTATTGGATGGAGATAAGGTAAATGCGCGTGTCGTTTATTGGGGGGATTGCCTTCATCATTGCCACTTTTTCCTGGTCAGTCCGATATTATTATCAGCAGTCCATTCAATGGCAGGAAAAAGCAAAAGAAGCCAGTGTTTCAGTCAGGCAATATGAAGCTCAACTTAAAGTATTACAAAGTCAGCAGCGCAAGCTTTCTGAATTAGATGAAAACCACACCGAGAAATTGAATGAGGCTTTACAAGAAAATAGAACTCTGCGCACTCAGCTTGCCAGTGGCCATCACGGGATGCTCGTCTCCGGAAAAAACACCTGTTCAGGCCGAGTATCTTCCTCAACCCGCAGCTTGGGCCATGATGGCTCCCTCGAACTCTCTACAGATACTGGACAGCGTATTCTTTCTGTCCGGGAAGGTTTCATCCGGGACCAACAAAAATTAATGTATCTTCAGCGTTATATTCGGCAGTTCTGTTTGCAAGAGTAAGAAGCTATAATTGTTTCATTATGTGGTAAGTTCCCATTATTACGATCCGATTAAAATAATTTTATAACATTAACAAAAAAAAGAGTAATAATAATGATTTTTACATTACCTAAACCGCTGTCCGATAATGACCGAGTTTTCTCGTGGTTGATTGTAGGAGGATTCTCCGCCTGGGGGGGATTTGTCAGATACCTGATGGAAAATAAGGCTTCTGGAAAAAAATTTTCTTGGCATGAGGTGCTCAATCAAGTTGTGATTTCCGGATTTACGGGTTTTTTAGCGGGTTTATATGGATATGAACGAGGGAACAGTGAGTTTATGGTAGTTGTCTTTTCTGGATTAGGGGGATCATTTGGTGGGCATTTACTGGACTTATTATGGAAGCGATATTCCCGTTCATTAGAAAAAGAAATTAGTTCTAAATATTAGATAAATTGGCAGACTGCCTCGTAGTGCTCATTTTTAGAGTAAAATGATTTAATAAGTGCTGATAATTGAAAATCAAGAATCATCAGTATTTTGGTATTAACAGTAAATTCACGATGTTCTGTAAAGAGATGGTTTTATTTTAATGAATTATTAATGCAAGTTAGCGGGTTTGGGGGTGATATAACCTAGTGCATAAGCGATCTTATTAATACATCAAACCCGAGTTGCGCGTTTGTCTTATGTTATATCGAAAAGTTTAATAATCAATTGATTTTTTTGTCAATACACTGACTGAAGTGTGACCGTGGCTAACCTCTTGTATTTTAATCACTCTAAGCTCTAAGCTATTTTAGGTGGGGATGTAATAGGTCTAGGTTGCCGCGATTTGCATCATCTTAATATTTTCATTGTTCGCCTTGTCAATTATAGGGAGGGGCTGTGGTTCCATATCAGCAATGCCATTTATCTCTGCTATCAGCGGCTAGCCAGGCCTGGAAGTCTGGAGGTTAGCATGAAAACCGGCATTAATGGTTTTAATCTCATCAGAGAGTTTGAAGGACTAAGGCTTCAGGCCTATAAATGCCCGGCGGATATATGGACCATCGGTTATGGCCATACCATTGATGTCAGCGCTAATGATGTCATCACCGCAGAGCAGGCTTTTTCCTTATTGTGTCAGGATGTGGCTGAGGTTGAACGAGCGGTAAATCTGTATGTACATGTTACGCTAACACAAAATCAGTTTGATGCTCTTGTTTCCTTCGCTTTTAACCTGGGTATCGAAAATTTACGGACTTCAACGCTCTTAAAAAAACTCAATACCGGTGATGTTGACGGTGCGTCCCGGGAATTCGGGCGTTGGATCCATGTTGGCAGTAAAACGTTGCTCGGCCTAGTACGCAGAAGAGAAGCCGAACGCGTACTTTTTATGAAGTAAGTAAGACCTTTAGGCGTATTTCTTTATTTCTAAGTATGACAAAACAACTGGTGTAAATCAGGGGCGGTAGCATACTTTTTCATGGGAATATCGAATTGATTAATTTTCTTTGCATGCAAGTGATTTAAACGAATTATTTGAGCCCACTATTCATTGTAATAAGAAGGATTAAATTTATGGCTATTACCGCAGACAACATTGCAGTGCAATATCCCATTCCAACCTATCGCTTTATTGTGACCCTGGGCGATGAACAGGTGCCATTTACCAGTGCGTCCGGTCTGGACATCAATTTTGACACTATTGAATACCGGGACGGTACCGGTAACTGGTTTAAAATGCCCGGCCAGCGACAGGTACCTAACATTACGCTGAGTAAAGGGGTATTTCCAGGTAAAAATGCGATGTATGAATGGATCAATTCCATCCAACTTAATCAGGTTGAAAAGAAAGACATTATGATCAGCCTGACCAATGAAGCTGGCACGGAAGTGCTGATCAGCTGGAATGTGAGCAACGCTTTCCCAACCTCCCTGACTTCCCCGTCATTTGATGCAACCAGTAACGAAATCGCGGTACAGCAAATTACGCTCATGGCCGATCGCGTGACCATTCAGACTGCCTAACCAGGAGGACATGTTGCCATGACAGTGACAACCACTTACCCCGGCGTTTATCTCAGTGAAGATGCCGTATCGGGCTTTTCGGTCAACAGTGTCGCCACCGCGGTGCCCCTGTTTGCGTACGACGGTAAAAGTGCCGTCACCACGAATAAACCGGTTCTGGTTTTTCGCAACTGGGCAGAATTTACCACCCAGTACCCTAATCCGCTTAAAGACGCTTTTTATACCAGCCTGAGCCTATGGTTTATGCACGGCGGCGGTAAATGTTATCTGGTGAACGCAACCAGTATCGCCGATACGGTTGCACAATACGATGATATTACGCTGATTGTTGCCGCAGGGGCGGATACCACTACAGCGACCACTGTTTATGAAGCCTTCAACACGGTGGTGAATCAGGGCTACCGTATCTTTGGCCTGTTTGACGGCCCGAAAGAGAAAATTGCTGGCACAACTAAGCCTGATGAGGTCATGAAAGCGTATCCTGCCTCCTCGTCTGGCGCGGTGTTTTACCCGTGGTGCACCCTAGCATCGGGCGCGGCGGTGCCGCCGAGCGCTGTCGCGGCGGCTGCCATTGCCCGTACCGATAGTACGCGTGGCGTGTGGAAAGCGCCGGCCAACCAGGTCGTGAATGGCGTTACCCCCGAGTTCGCCGTCAGCGATGATTTCCAGGGCACGTATAACCAGGGCAAGGCGCTGAACATGATCCGCACGTTCCCGGGCCAAGGCACCGTGGTGTGGGGCGCTCGCACGCTGGAGGACAGCGATAACTGGCGCTATATCCCGGTACGTCGTCTGTTCAACTCGGTTGAGCGGGATATTCAAAAGGCACTGAATAAACTGGTGTTTGAACCCAACAGCCAGCCGACCTGGCAGCGTGTGAGGGCTGCCGTAGACAGTTATCTGCACAGCCTCTGGCAGCAGGGTGCGCTGGCCGGTAATACCCCCGCTGACGCCTGGTTTGTTCAGGTCGGTAAAGATCTCACCATGACCCAGGACGAGATTAATCAAGGGAAGATGATCATCAAAATCGGCCTGGCCGCAGTTCGCCCGGCAGAATTCATCATCCTGCAGTTCAGCCAGGATATCGCGCAATAATTTACTGAAGGAAAAGAACATGCCTGATGATACAACTGTACCGGGTGTTTATATTGAAGAAGATGCCTCACCGGCGATGTCGGTGAGCACGGGAGCGACCTCCGTGCCGTTATTTGTCGCGCGTTTTGCTCCGCTCAGTTCTGAACTGGCGGGCGTGATCACCCGTATTGGCAGCTGGCTGGACTATACCACTCTGTTTGACAGCAACGTGCCCTCTTCCGCCATTGTCACCGTGGAGTCTAAGGAGAACACTCTGCCTCCTGCAAGTGACGCGCCGGAAACGGCCCCTTCTGAAGCGGCAGTACGCGACGGTGGGGCGACGAAAACATATTCCTGGCAGATTACCAATACTGCAGTCGTGGATCACAGCGCCTCCGTCGCCCTGCGGCTCTATTTCCAGAACGGCGGCGGTCCCTGCTACCTCTTTCCGCTGGAGAAGGCAGACGATAAAGACGCACTGGCCGCGCTGCCGGGCCTTATCGATGAAGTGGGGGCGATCACACTGCTGGCCTGTCCGGAGCCCGATGAGGCTTACCGCACGGCGGTGTATGGTGCGCTGGCTGCATCACTGGGTGAGAACAAAGGGTACTTCCTGCTGGCCGACAGCGTCAACGGTGAGGCGCCTGGCGCGGTCAGTAATTCTGCCCGGGTGGCGGTGTATTACCCGAACCTGGTGATACCTTACACCCGCACGCTGGATGACAGCCAGGTTGCTGTTACCGGTTATAAAGACGGAAGTAACACGACGATTGCCACGCTGGCCGACCTTCGTAAAGTGAACGCTGACTTTGCCGTTACGATTGATAAAGCCCTCGCCGAAAAACGAAATGTCCCGCTGTCGCTTCCGCCTTCCGCTTTGATGGCGGGGGTGTACAACAAGACAGACGGTGAACGCGGAGTGTGGAAAGCGCCGGCGAACGTGGTGCTCAATGGCGTCAGCGATGTCAGCGTCCGAGTCACTCGTGAGCAACAGGCGGATCTGAACCCGAAAGGCATCAACGTCATTCGTTACTTCAGTGATCGCGGGCTGGTCGTATGGGGCAGCCGCACGCAGAAAGATGATGATGACTGGCGATATATCCCGGTGCGCCGCCTGTTCGATGCAGCAGAGCGCGACATCAAAAAGGCGCTGCAGCCGATGGTGTTTGAACCCAACAGCCAGCCGACCTGGAAACGGGTGCAGGCAGCGATTGACAACTACCTTCATCGCCTCTGGCAACAGGGTGCCCTGGCCGGCAATAAGGCGGAAGAGGCATATTTTGTGCGTGTCGGTAAAGGTATCACCATGACACAGGACGAGATTAACCAGGGACAAATGATTATTCAGGTTGGGATGGCGGCCGTGCGCCCGGCAGAATTCATCATCCTTAATTTTACTCAGGACATGTCTCAGTAAAGGGGGAACCCCCTTTCCCGACTCTTTATAAGGATACTGTGATGGCAATGGTTCTTCCCGGGGTTTCGTACGATGAAACTCTGTTAACGCAGGCGTCAGGCGACGATCCGGTGACGATGCCCCTGTTTATTGGTTATACCTCTGACGCAGTGAAACTGGACACAGAGATGCAGCCCATCGGTGTCGACTCACTGACACAGGCGAGCAGCCTCTTTGGGCAACGCGGGACGCTGGCGTACTCCCTGCGCCATTTCTTTGAGAACGGAGGCCGGCAGTGCTATGTGCTGTCCCTCGGGCCAGGGCAGGGAGAACCGGCCGCGCGTCTACAGGCGCTGATTGCAGCATTACAGGCACCGTTGATGCGGGAGACGTTGTTAGCGGATGACAAAACTGGTCTAGTCCTGGTGCCGGAGCTGAGTGAGCTCAATGATGTTAATACGTCCGGGGGGGCGGGTACGGCTGAGGTTGACGTCGATGCCCTGTGGTATCAGGGCTGGCAGGCGTTACTCACGCTGTGTCGACAGGCCCAGCAGCGCTTTGCGCTGCTGGAGTTACCGGACTCTCCGTCGCAGGCGGTGACGCTGACCGGGCAGACTTTTTCCGCTGACCTGTGCCAGCGCGGGGCGGCCTGGTGGCCACGACTGGAAACCAGCTACGAAGATGAGGCGTCGGCACCCGTGGTGTTGTCACCCCTGCCGGCCGTTGCGGCGGCCATTCAGCGCAACGCTTACGAGAACGGAGTCTGGAAGGCGCCGGCCAATATCATGCTGGCCAGAACCCGTCGTCCGACCCGAAATATTCTGACATCTCAGGCATTACTGAACAATGACGGGGTGTCCTGCAACCTGATCCGCAGTTTTGTCGGGAAAGGTGTGCGCCTGTGGGGATGCCGGACCCTGCTCAATGAGGAGAACACGGCCTGGCGCTATATTCAGACACGTTTGCTGGTCAGCAGCGTGGAGCACTACCTGTGCAAACTGGCGCGCGCTTACCTGTTTGAGCCGAATACGGCCCCGACCTGGATGAAATTAAAGGGCCAGGTCTGGACGTGGCTGCGTGAGCAATGGCTGGCCGGCGCCTTTTTCGGCACGATGGAGGATGAGGCCTTTTCGCTCAGTATTGGGCTGGATGAATCCATGACGGAAGACGATATTCGCCAGGGAAAGATGATCCTGCAGGTACGTCTGGCGCTGCTGGCGCCCGCGGAATTCATTGCTGTCAGCCTGACGCTGGATCTGCGCGACGGCACGGCCAGCGCAAAAACCGAAGGATAATAATGATGAATATACCCGCGGTATCCCATCGTTTTCTCGTCAATTTTTTATTTAATAACATTCCCAGTCCGTTTGACATCGCGTTTCAGCGTGTCTCCGGGTTGTCGCGGACACTGGCCGTGAGCCAGCACCGGGAGGGAGGCGAAAATGTCCGCAATCTATGGCTGGCCGAACAGGTAGATCACGGCAGCCTGGTGCTGGAGCGGGGCGTGATGAATGCCTCCCCCCTGACACTGCAGTTTGATCGCGTCCTGCGCCGGGAAAACACGCAGTGGGCCAACGTGGTGATCATCTTGCTGAACGAGCTGTCATTACCGGTGACCACCTGGACGCTGAGCCATGCCCTGCCGGTGCGCTGGCAGATGGGCGACCTGGATGCCGGCAGTAATCAGGTGCTCATCAACACACTTGAGCTGCGCTATCAGGATATGCGCATGCTGGGGATAAAACTATGACCGTCGAAATTCGTGAGTTGATCGTCCAGGTTGAGGTTACCGGACCTACCCCTTCTGCCTCGTCCCTGCCTTTTGCGCAGCACCATGAGTGGGACGACGAGCGGTGGGTAGAAAAAATTAAACAGGAGGTGCTGGAACAGCTGCTTGAAAGGGGGTCTCAGTGAGCTTACTTGAACGGGGGCTGTCAAAGCTGACCCTCAACGCCTGGAAAGATCGCGAAGGGAAAATCCCTGCGGGCAGCATGAGCGCGATGTATA